CTGACCTAGAACAATCAGCCGAACAGTTAAATTCAGAATTAAAAAACCTTGACCCTCGTTCTCAAGATTTTAAGAATTTAGCTGCAGCTGCACAAGAAGTTAATAGTGAGATAGAACAAATCAATAATCAGATTGAAGGTTTATCTTTTGAGGATAAGATTGCAGCATTTGATGGTGGTATGAAAATACTAGCTGGTTCTACTCAATCAGTAGTTGGTGCATTTGGTTTATTAGGAATAGAAAGTGAGAAACTTGCATTCTTAGAAGAACAAGCAGCAAATGCCATTGCATTCGGTTTAGGTCTTAAAGATTTATCAGAAGGATTAGGACAAGTTGCAATTGCTTTTAACAAATCAGGTATTGCTGCTCAATTATTTGGTAAAGTAACTAAAAGAGCTTTGATTGCAACAGGTATTGGTGCTCTTGTAGTTGCTCTTGGAACTGTTATTGCATATTGGGATGAAATTAACGAACTTGTTTCAGGAACTAACAAATCAATTGAAGAACAAAACAATCTATTAGAAGAAAATATAGAGAGTGGTAATATTCAGATTAGTTTATTAAGACAACAATATGAAAACTCACAACTTCGTGGTGAAAGTGGTATTCAATATACAGAAGAAATACAAAAACAACTTCTTCTACAACAAGAACAAAACAATTTATTATTAGAAGCTCTTGAATTAGAACTTGCAAGAACTAAGGAAGAAAACGCATCTGTTTCTACTTGGGAAAAAATTAAGATTGGATTTGCAGGAGCATTGGGTGTTGGATTACAAACGAAAGCAATCACCGCAGCTATTGCAGAAGATAGTGAGGAAACAGAAGAATTACAAAATAAAATAAACGATGCTAAATCAAGAGGATTAGAATTAGAAAAACAATTACTGTTAATTGGACAACAAAGAAATGAAGATGCTGAAAGAGAATCTTTCCTTAATAGAGAAAAAGTAGAAGCATTAGAGGTAACAACAGTAGGTCTTACAGAATTAGATGTAGAAAAATTACAATCTGATGCAGACTTTGAGGATTTAATTAACAGAGAGAAAATAAAATCAAATGAAGCATATGCACAGGCAGTTATAGCTAATCAAGCTAAATTAGATGCTGCCAGAAGTGCTTCACTTGATAATTTGATTGCAATTGCAGGAGCAGAAACTAATGTAGGTAGAGCCCTCTTAATTGCAAAACAAGTATTAGCAGCAAGAGAGTTGATATTAGAAGCAAAGAAAACAATTTCATTTGCAAGTAGTAAAGCAGCCGAAGCAACAGTAGCAACCGCAGCAGGTGCAGCAAAAACGGCAGCAATTGGATTCCCACAAAATATACCATTACTAATTGCATATGCGGTTCAAGCCGCTGGTATTATCGCTGCGGTAGTATCCGCAGTTAAAGGAGCAAAAGGAGCTGCTAAGGCAGCTGGTGGTTCAATTACTACTCCTCAAGTACCAAGAATACCAACAGGTGGAGCAAGAGGTGCACAAGCACCTACAACACCAACACCAGGAGTAGGACAAATAGATGTTGCAGAAGCCGCATTCCAACAACAAGGAGCAATAAAAGCTTATGTTGTAGAAGGAGATGTGAGAACTTCACAAGAGGCAGCTGCTAAGATACAATCTCGTAGAACTTTAGCGGGATAACCAATCACTTAATTTTTATATAATAATATATGAAGAAATCTCCTAAGATAATCAAATTAGACATAGAAGAGTTTGATTTAGAATCAGGTGTTGATGCAATTGCATTAGTAGAGTCACCTGCAATCGAATTACCCTTCATGTACTTCAAAGAACAATTCGAGTCTTACTCGGACTATCCTAAACAAGCTACAGAGAATGCAAAGATTGCGTTAAGATGGGCAGATGAAAATGGTTGGGGTTCTTGTGGTACAGCGGTTGGTAAAGCAAGAGCAAACCAATTAGCTAAAGGTGAACCCATTTCAGAAGAAACAATTGCTCGAATGGCTGCATTTGAAAGACACAGACAAAACTCAAAGAAAGAGTTAGGAGATGGATGTGGTAGATTAATGTGGTTAGCTTGGGGTGGTGACGAAGGAATTGAGTGGGCACAAAGAAAATTAAAACAGATAAGAGAAAAATTAGATATTGATGTATCTGAAATTGGTGATTATACACCAACAGGTTCAGAGGTAATACCTAAAGAACTAACAAAAGAAGAAATAGAACAAAAGATTGAAGCTCTAATGGATTTGGTTGAGTATATAGATGGATTACCAGTATATACTACAATAGAAGAAGCAGAAGCAGTAGCAAAAGAAATAGGATGTGAAGGATACCACGAACATATTATGGAAGATAATGTAATCTTGTATATGCCATGTTCAGAACACGATGATGCTATTGATAATTTGTTAAAAGATATAGAAGATATTTACAAATCTCGTAAGAAAAAGAAAAATTACATAACTAATTTACCTTCTGATACACAAGATAAGATTTTAGATAAATTATTCGAGGTAGGAGAGTCGAAGGAAGAGTTAGAGAAACAAGGTTGGGTTATAGAAGAAATGGGCGAAGTAGGACAAGAGGAGTTTGCTATTACCTCTAAACCCAATCTCTCTTCTCTTGAAGATTATGGTAAATTTCAGATAAGATACCAATATAAAGGACCTAAAGATTCTAAAAATCGCACATTCTGTTCAAGAATGTTAAGTAGAGATTTAATTTATAGAAAAGAAGATATAAATCAACTTACTATTCAAGGAGAGAATAGTGAGTTTGGTATTTATGATATATTTACTTACAAAGGTTCATATGGTTGTAGACATTGGTGGCAAAGATTGAGAATGTTTAAGGATGGAGAGAAAACTGTAACACAAACAGAACAATCAGAAGATGAAGCAACATCAGTTAATGCAAAACCAACAATGAACAGAAATCCTAATGGAGAAGATGTGGCACAAACTAATGATATGGTTACATCTAACTTTAGTGAACACAATAAGGAAAAGCAATTAATCGTTGGCCCTTTAATGGTTCCGAATCGTCTTATCTATCGTTATGATGATTATAATGGTGAATATTGGGTTTATTTCTCAGAAGATACAATTGAGAAAATAGCTTACAAGTATTTGGAACAAGGATACCAAAAAGAAGTAAATTACGAACACTCTGATGAAGAGAAGTTAAAAGATATTACACTTGTAGAATCTTGGTTGGTTGATAACCCAAGTTCAGACAAATCTAAATCCTTAATGGGTGAAGAATATGCAAAAGGAACTTGGTTTGGAATCATGAAGGTTCGCAATAAAGATGTATGGGACAATTATGTGAAAACCGGTTTAGTTAAGGGATTCTCAGTAGAAGGTTTCTTCGCTGATTATGTAATTAACGCTATTTCACATAAGTTCTATTACCGCACAACAGAAGGTGGAACTGAAATAGTTATTGATGAGAAATCATTTGTTGTGTTTATTTTAAAAGATGGAGAACGTCAGGTCATAATGCCGGATGGAGAATACAAGCTCACTAATGGGAAAACGTTAGTAGTTGTGGACTCAAAGGCAAAAGAGGGAACGTTTGAGTCAACTAATTAATAACCAAAAAGGAGTTTTTATTATGAAAACAGCACTAAGAGAATTAGTCAAAAAACATTTCAACTTAGTTGATGCTCCTGAGGTAACTGAAGAAGAAGTAAAAGTTGAAGAACAACTTTCAGAAGAAGTGGTAGAAAACCAAACTGAAGAAGTTGTTGAAGAAACTTTATCTGAAGAAGAAGCTACCGAATCTACTTTTGGGGAAATCAAGACAGCTGATGGAGAACTAACCCTTGCCTATGAGGGAGAAGAACTTTCTGAAGGTCTTGAAATCTTCGTTATTACTGAGGATGGTAATATTCCAGCACCAGATGGAACTCACGCTTTAGAGGGTGGTATTACTATCTCAACGGAAGGAGGTGTAATTACCGCAATTTCAGCAGAAGAAGTAGAAGTAGAAGCAGAAAACGAAGAAGAAATGAGTGAAGAAGTTGAAGAAGAATTTGAAGGAGAATCTTCAGATGTTAATATCAACGAACTACACGAAGCTCTTATCCAAATGTTGGGTGATGAGTTTAAATCACAAATTGCAACACTAAAAGAAGAGTTCGCAACTGAAATCAATGCAGTTAGAAGTGAGTTTGGTGCTCAACCAGCTGCAGAAAAAACAATTACTAACACAAAACAATCTTACGGAAGAAGTAATGGAGTTGATATTTCTTATAATCCATCAAGTGATATTAAGAGAAAACAATTTGAAAGATTACTTAAAAATCGTAAGCAAAACTAAAAGGAGAATTAAAAATGGCAGGATTTAACGTTGCTGCACTTGATGCCTTTAATAACGAACTTGCTGGTGAATTGCTAGTAAAGTCAGTTATCGCTGGTTCAACTGCAGAATATGTAACTGTAAAAGAAGGTATTAAGTACAAAGAGCCTTTAAACCTTCAAGAGATTGACTTGGTAATCCAAGACGGTCGTGGATGTGTAACTACTGAATCAGGTTCAGTAACCTATACACAAAGAGACATCGAAGTATGTCAAAGAAGTTCACATGATGGACTATGTTTAAGAGATTTAGATACAAAGTATATTGGACTATTAGGACCTGCTGGTTCTTATCCAGAAACTTATGCATTTGCTGAAGAGTATGCTTCACAATTGGTTGCTAATTTCCAAAAGAAAAATGATATCTTCTTATGGACTGCTACAACTGCAGGTGGAGACTGTATAGATGGTCTTAACACTTTATTGGCTTCAGGTTCATCTGATGCAACTTTTGTATCTCAATCAGCTCCAACATCTGATAACATCATTGACCAAATTGATGAGCAATTAGAAAACCTTGCGGTAGATGTACAAGATAGAGATGACTTGACAGTATTTATGTCAATCGCTAACTTTAGAAAATACATCGTAGGTCTAAGAAAAGCTAATAACTATTTCTATGACCCAGCATCTGTTGAAAACAGAGGTTCTCTAATGTCAGCTAGACACCCATTTGCTAACTTAACAGTAGTTGGTACAGTAGGTTTAGCTGGTACTAACAGAATCGTAACAGGTCCAGCACGTCACATCGTGGTAGGAACTGACTTGGTATCTGACTTGGATAACTTCCAACTTTGGTATGATATCAATGGTGATAAACTTAAGCACAGAATTGTAACAAAATTAGGTGTTCAAGTAGCATATCCAGAATTCTGGGTGACTAACAATTTATAATAACTGATAATACGAAAGGACAAAAATTATGGCATGTGATATTACAGCAGGATTTGCTCTCGGATGTAGAGATAACGCAGGTGGTATAAAAACGTTGTATATTTTGTCTGGCTCTGTATCATCTACTACTGAAACTGCAGGAGAACTGACAGACATCAATGGTAGTGGTATTTTTTATCAGTTTGACTTGACAAGAGGAACTTCCGATTTTACAGAAACCATTAATGGTTCTACTGAAAACGGAACAGTATTCTATGAGTCTACTATAAATGCTGTTTTCTTAAAGATGCAATCAGCGTTAAGAAACCAAATGAAAGTATTGGCACAAAATCCAGACTTGAAAATCGTTGTTGAAACAAACAACGCAGGTACTGAAGGTGACAAATTCTTTTACATTGGTAAAACGTATGGTGCTCAACTTAATGGAGGACAGGGTCAGACTGGAACAGCGATTGGAGATGCGAATGGATATACTTTAACATTTACGGCTCAAGAGCCAGAACCAGCGATACCAGTATCGGGTTCTACTCTTTCGTCAATATTGACAGGTATTACTATTTCACAATAACCAATATTTAGAATAAGGGGGGTTTGATTACCCCCCTATATTCTATTTTAAGGAGATATATGATTACTTTAAAAGAAAACCAAATAAATACTATAACATACCAAAAAGAAACCGATACACCTCTTGTAACAGGTTCTTATACAGATGGATATGTTTATAATGTCATTTTAATTCCTACCTTACAAAATGATACTGGTTCAGCAAGTATCACATATACAACATCATCAACAGAGGATAATCCTCGTTGGGAAACTTTAAGTTTTAATATATCTTCTACAAGTGATTATTCAAATAAACAAGTAAAGGGGTTATCAGGAACAACATATGATATGGAAATATGGTATGGTCCTATATCATCTGGTTCTGATTTATATTGGGGAACAACAAATACTTTATGGATAAACACTACATCAATATGGTCTGAAGGTGGTGGACAAACATATCAAAACGTAACTGAAAACTCAGTACTAAAATACCAAGATAGAGTATTCATAAGTGGTTCAGTTTCACCTATTGAGAAGAAATATATATCATCTAACGAAAACGCAGTCTATACGGTATACCAAGGATAACAAATGAAAGAATTACAAAAACATAAACTCATGATAATACCCAAGTATGGTAATCAATTTTACCCTACCTCAAAGGTATTTGAAGATGATAAAGGAAAGATAGTGTATTATGGTGAAACAAATGATTTTCCACATTACATTACAGAATTATATAATAAATCATCTATTAATGCAACTGCAATTAATGCAATCAAAGATGCTATTATAGGTGGTGGATTAACTACTGAAGATGAAACTATTTTAGATAGAGCAAATAGAGATGGTGAATCTTGGAATGATATTTTTAAGAAAGTTGCACTTGATAGAGCTCTTTTCGGTGGATATGCATTAGAAGTTATTTGGTCAAATGATAGAACTAAAATTACTGATGTTTATCATATTGATTTTTCTTATATTCGTGCTCATAGAATGAATGAACGAGGTATAGTACCTGGTTATTTTATTTCATCTCAATTTGAGAACAAAGGAAGATTAAGAGTAAAAGATGAAGATGTAGTTTATATTCCAAGATTTTCTAAAGTAGATAGAGAATCACCTTCTCAGATATATTATTTTAAACCTTACAGACCAGGTATGAAATATTATCCTCTACCTGATTATCAAGGTGGATTGAATATTATTTCATTAGATGCAGAGATAGACAATTTCCACAAGAACAACATAAAGAATGGTTTAGCACCATCTTTATCAATTACAACCTTTACTAATGCAGATGCAGAAGATAGGGAAACAATAGAAAGACAATTGAGGGATGCATATGCAGGAAGTGATAACGCTGGTTCTCTTATCTATATGGATGTGGCAAATAAGGATGAAGCACCGGTCATTACACCAATTCCACAGAATGGTGCTGATGGGTATTATACTACTGTCAATGATATGGTATTACAAAAGATACTTACTGCACATCGTATCGTATCACCAATGTTGTTAGGAATTAGAACTGAAGGACAATTAGGAGGAAGAACAGAATTGTTAGAAGCACAAGCACTTTTCTTAAAGAATGTAATTGAACCAAAACAATCAGATATCTTAACTACATTTGAAGAA